AAATCCTTGTTCTCTGTCTAGATACTTGTAGTCCAACTGTTCAATGTCAAACTGTGCCAACCAAGTGAACACATCCTTAATTTTAAATTCTTTGCAACTGTACACGTCCAATTGTATTATGCTAGTGTCTATCCAACTGTGGAACGTAATTGAACTGGTGTCTATGATTGCTGTTGAACTCCATCCTTCATTGCCTACAACATTAGAGTATGCAGTGTGTGGACCACTCAATATGTTCATGTCTATTGCTTTGATTAGACTTTTTATTTCTAGGTTAAGTCTGTCACTGCTGTAATTGTAAAGGGGTGGTGAGTTTACTTGTGCTCTAACTAGTAGGTGTTTGTGGACTATGTTTGGATTCATTTTTTTTGTTTCCTTTTCTAGCTTTATTTAATGTCTCGAGATCTTGTTGAATCAATATTGGAGTTGGTGCTGAATGGCCCTTGTACTGTGGATGAGAATACAACCACTCCTCTGTGGGTCTGTCCTCATTCAATCTGTAGTGTATGTTGCACAACACACGTCCACTTGCGTTTGGATGTAGCCACATTCGTGCCACATAGTCTCCTAGTGGTGTAATCTTTGTTTCACCACGCCAACGTTGCACGTCAATCTTCTGTTTGGCCCAGTATGCCTTGCTCCAAGGACAGACTCCTGTAATTGAAGCAAAGTATTCTGCCCAGTTAACCTCTTTTTTTCTTACCGCCACGTTTGCCGCCTCTTTTTGACGCCATAGGCTTCTTCTTTGCTCTAGCCATTATGCTCTCCTTTGTGTTTGCCCACCATCCGCCCAAGCCTTTAAAAAAGGCCTTCGCCTTAAAAGCACAACTTCTTTTCATCCGTCGTGACATCTTATCAAGCATTCGCTCAATTCTGTAAATCCTTACTTTAAGACTTTTATAATTCTTCTGGTGGTGTTTGTGTTTCTGTTTGTTCATTGTTACTATTCAATAGTTCTTGTTTAGCCTGCGTTATGTCAGCTTGACTAATCTCAGGATGAATTTGCAACATTTGTTGATCTGTGTAACCTTCCATGATCATTTCTTGGATGTGTTTAGATCTAGATGCCGGCGATGTAACAGGGTGCATAAATTCATACAATTCCTCTTCGTCGTGGGCCAATAGTTCTTTAATTTTTTTGTTTAATATTTTTGCTGTGTCTAGGTCATTTGACTTTGCCATAGTTGCTGATGTCTCTGCAACTTTCTTAAGGATGTCCATATCCATATTTTTGTCTCTGATGTGAAACGCCATTGGATATCGAATTGTGCCATCAAATGGTTCGCCTAGCCAATCTGCAAACAATCTCCAAATTTGTTCTTCGGCTAATTGTAAATTTTTTGCTTTCTCACAAAGTTTTGCGTCTAACAATAAGAACTCTGACTGCATAGCAACGCCACTCATTTGTCTCGTCTCGATGCTTCTTATTGCACCTAAGTGTGCCATTCTATCGATTGCTTTAATTTTGTCATCAATACTTTTTAGGATACCGTCAACACTTTGTCCACCTGGCTGTAACAAATATGGTTTTAGTCCTGCATCTGTTTCATTTGGAATTTTTATAATTGCACCTGCACCAGCCGCCGCATCCACTTCTGGAGTAACAACTAGGCTTGGGTGGTTTGTTAATCTAATTAATTGTTCACACTCTGACCATTCATTTGAAATTGCCATTGCCATGTCTGCTATGTCTCCAATATCGGAAATACCAACACCTCTTGTTGGTCCTCTGTTAGCATACACAAACACTGCTGGTATCTTGCCCAGTTCGTTTGGCATTTGTTCAACTATGTTTTGTTTTGTGATGTCTGTCTTAGACATCATTGACAACGTCACTGTGTCTCTGGTAAATTCTCTTATGTAATAGTCTGATACTTGTCCATATGCTTTTTGTTCTACTTCTAATAATTTTAAGTAAACCAATTCATATTTGCCACCTTCTGTTCTTTGGAACTGCCAATCAAGTATGTTTTCTGGAACAAATAAATTTGCGTAAGGACGAATGCCTTGTTCAAGTTCTTCTGCTCTTGTGCCTGCTACTGATTTTGGTTTGTCCATTAGTACTAATACATGTCCAAACACTGTGCTCCAAGTGTTCACGTCTCTCATGAATGAATCCCAAGTTCTTCCTTCTAGATCCGCATCTTCTAGGAAGTCTTGTAATTCTGGTCTATTTCTTATTGAACCATAATCTCTCATTGGACTGTTTCTGTACAAGAATGCGTTGTAAGTTGAGGTTATTGATTTAACATGGTTGTCATAGGGTGTGCTGGCTATTCTCTTGCCATACTCATCACCACTTTCGTACACATACTTTGTAAGGTATTCACCCATCTTCCATTCATAGCCACCCATGTAAGAATTTGCTAAAAATTTCCATCTTGGATAGTGTGTTCTGTATTCTTCATGTACACCCATTGCATCGTAACTGTCTGTTAGTGCTCTAGGATCTTGGTTTACTGTAAAGTCTGCTGGTGTAGCCATCTGTTATATCCTCACTGACCAATTGGTTGGTACTGGTTGTTTGCTGTATTGTCTTGTAATTGGGAACAAGTAACTGATACCGTAACCAAGTGCGTCATTCATGTGATCCCAACCACCGTCTTTGTCTGGTTGTGATGTGCCTGGTTTGTAAATCTGTCTCTCTAAACAACTGATTAGTTTTTTACATTTTGGATGTATCAATATTTGTCTCTCTCCCTTGCCGTTGCAAAGCATTGAATTTACTGAATTTATTCTGTCTCTTACTGGCATGTGTCTGTTTGGTGCTTTCACAATAAAACCTGCGTTAGCAAGTATACTTAAATCCGTACGTCCTGCGGCTGAACTTTTTCTGGCCTTGGCACTTGGATCAGGATAGGCAAATATTTTGGTGCCTGGGAATCTTGCGTATATTTCATTAACAAGTTCATCAGTGTTTGAGCCAAACATTTCAATTTCATCTATGATAACAACTTTGTTGTCTGCTATCACAAAACAAACTGCTGACATTGGATCAATGTTCATGTCAATTGCTATGTGTATAATTTTTTGTGGTTGATTAAATAAAAATTCTTTCACGTTCTCTGCTCTCTTAAATCCGTAGTACACCATACCACTGTATGTTACAAATGTTGCTTCAAATTCTTGTTCGTATGTTTTTTTATCTAGATCTCTTTTGGCTTGTTCAATCTCTGTTTCACTCACAAAGCCACCTTGTGCTGTGGTGAATGCAAAAGACTTCCATTGGTCCTGTGTTGTGTCTTCACCTGCTTGATACAAGTCGTATAAAAAGTTACCAACACCTTTTGGTGTACCAATGAACAATGCTTTACCTTCTGAGTCAGCCAATGCTGGACGTAATACTTCTGACCATGCCTGTGATGGAATATTTGCCGCTTCATCTAATACCAAGAAGTTTAATTTTGCACCCCTTAGGTTTTCAAAGCCGGCGCCATCTGCACCTTTCAAACTAATTTTACTGTTGTTTTTTAACACAATGGATAGTTCTGCTTCATTAATCTTTTTTACCCAGTTAAGGCTTTTTAATTTTGTTTTTAGTTGATCCCACCAAACCATTTTTGCTTGTCTGTAACTTGGAAGCACTGCCCAACAAATTTGATCAGGTAGTCTTGCATGATAGCATATTTCTCTGATAGCCAATGTAGTTTTGCCAAATCTTCTGCCAGCAATTACTGTTTTAAATCTTGCTGGATCTTGTGCTACTGTTTTTTGTGGTATAGACAGTTTCATTATTCTTTTTCCTCGTCCCATGGTAGTGGTGTTGAATGTTCTTCTCCATTAGGGTCATCTTTTTGCTCTAGATAGTTTCTACCTAACCATATTTGCATTCTTGTATCACCTGCTAGTGCTTTTTCAAATTGTGCTTGTCTTAAACTTGCTTTGCCTTTGGCTCTGCCTTCTTCAATAACTTTGCTGAATCTTTTTTTGACACCTTCACCAGTCATGCCGATGATGTAGCCAATCTCCTCAAACGTACACATAGTAGATGCTAATCTCTTAATCATCTCTGCGTCGTGTGTTTTATATTTCTTGCCTTTGTTATTTGGAACCATTATTCTAATCCTTTATCTTTGCAGATAATTCTAAAATGTCTTGAGTCTGTGTCACCTGCTGATGTGGCTATTTTTACTTCTATTGGATACACGTTGCCTGCTGTTCCACCACTCACTCTAAATGTTACTTTGGTTGTTGTGGCTTGTACGTCAGTGCCATGTCCGTTTGGATGTGTTAATGGAGATGCATCTCCTGATATGGTACCTATGGTTACCACTGGTGAACTTGCTGATGAATCATCTACTATGGTATCACCGTTGTTCAAATATTCTGTGAAGTCTAGTGCATATTCTATACTTGCGTCAGGATCTTTAATTATAAAAATTCCTTTGTTGTCTTTTTGATATCCTGTTAGGTCTGCCATGCGTTATTCTCCTTATGCTAATTCAAACACCCTTGTTTCTTGTTTCACTTTGTTAACTCGTGTTTCACGCTGGATTGTATTTAAGCGTGTTTCTTGGCTTACAATAAATGTATTAAATGAACTTGCCTCAATATCGAACACATTGGTGCCCATATTGATGGTTGATGTTATTGGTAGTATTGCTGATCCTACTGCTGTCTTAACTGCAGACACAGTTACGTTTGCGGTTGCAATAGATAAAACTGTTGCTAGATCTAGATCTAATCCTGTGGCTGTTAGTGTAGATACTATATTTGTATTAACACTTGCAATCTGTGTAGAAACTGCGTTAACAGTAATTCCACTTGATATTGCAGTCGAACATGTTGCTAGATCAAATTCGATTGCTGTTGCAGTGGCTGTTGAGGTTATTGGTAGTGTTGCTGAACCACTTTTGGTTCTAAATGCAATTATCCCGCCTTCTACATAATCTAATGCTACGTAATCATTGGCAACGTAAGGGTTACCTATAAATGAATTAATTTGTAAATTTGCTGATGCAATTAGTAATGCCACAGATGTAACTCCTAAAAATTAAACTGTGAATTAGTCTATTGTAATTACTAAACCACTTGCGTTAATTTGAAATGTGTCACCATCACTAATAACTTTGGATGCCGCTAGTGCTCCGTGTGCCAATAAATTGCCACTTGAACTTGCATCAAAGATACCGATGTGTGTGATTGTTCCAAATGCACCACCACTTGCCGCGGCAAATGTGATCACTGAACTGTTTGTAATTTGACTGTTGTCTGAATTCGATGTTGCAGAACTCATTTTGTTGTCTATTCTTATTCTTGCGTATCCAGAACCACTTGCTTCTGTGCCTGATGCTGAATCAGTTGGGTCGGATGTGAACAAGCCTATGTGTGCTTGAGGTGAAGTGTAGGCAGTGTTCTTAAACACATGATCCAGTAACTTTTTCTCAGCATATGAACTTAAAGCTGTCATTAAATGTTCTCCTTAAAAGGGTTGTTTGTTATAACAACTCTATTTAATGTTTTTTTTGAGGAATAATATTATATTATTCAGTTTCGATGTAAGTTTTGCCTGTAAGTTGTTCAATATCTTTAATCATTGCTTCCATATTAACTCTAACAGTCTTGCCTGTTATTGTGTTCTTAGAATAGTATTCCCAATCACCTGCAGTGTTGTGGGGAGATATCTTAGTAATGTTACCTGCTTCATCAACAACGTGTACTTCTGATGAACCTGAATCATCTTTGGCAAATATCCAACCAAAGCCATCACCGTGTGTGGGATCACCTGTGTTGTCTAATCTTATTGCACCCATTCTTGATGATGCACCTGCATCTAGTGAGTAGAATGCGTATCTGTTGGTTGCCGCATTATCCTCAGCACCTTCGTTGTAGTATGCGTAGATGTTTGTGATAACATCACCTGATGTCTTGTAGTATGAAGCAC